AACAAGGTCATTGCCAATGGCGCAAGACCTACCGAAAACGGAAATTCCTCTCAGGGAGCTGCACAAACCAAGAGTGACGTGTCACTGCTCACTAAAGCTGACCGTGCGGAAATAGCTCGCAGGGTGGCGAGAGGAGAGAAAATTAGTTTCGGATAAAACTGATTCAATCTCCTTGAAAATCTAAAAATCATTTAAATTAAAAGGAGATTATTACTATGCTTGATAACTATAAGCTTAACCTTCAGCTTTTCGCTGAAATGAACACCAACACCACACACACTGATACTCTTTCTGTCGAGAACAAGACCTACTACGATATGACCCTTATTGACGAGGCGCAGGCAAACCTCGTTCACGATCAGTTCGCACAGAAGAGACCTATCCCCAAGAATGGCGGTAAGAAGATCGAGTTCCGTAAGTTCGCTTCTCTTCCCAAGGCTCTTACTCCCCTTACTGAGGGTGTAACTCCCGATGGTAAGAAGCTCTCTGTAACCTCTATCGAGGCAGAGGTTGCTCAGTACGGTGACTACATCGTACAGTCTGACGTTCTTGAGCTTACCTCTATCGATAACACCATCGTAGAGGCAACCAAGATTCTCGGTAGACAGGCAGGTCTCACCCTTGATACCATCACAAGAAACGTGATGCAGAGTGGTACTAACGTATACTATGCTCCTACAGCAGATGGCGCCGCAGTAAACAAGCGTACCGACCTTACTGATACTTGTAGACTCACTGTAGACGTGGTTAACAGAGTTGTTGCTCTTCTCAAGAAGAACAATGCTCCCAAGATTAACGGCGACTATGTGGCTATCATCCATCCCCTCGTTGCATATGACCTTATGTCCGATGAGCGTTGGATTGATGCTCACAAGTATGCACAGCCTGAAGCGATCTACAACGGCGAGATCGGTAAGATCGGTGGCGTGAGATTCATCGAGTCCTCTGAGGCAAAGGTATACGAGGGTGGTGTATTCGGCTGTCTCTTCCTTGCAGACGGCGCATACGGCGTAACTGAGATTACCGGTGGTGGCCTTACTACCATCATCAAGCAGAAGGGTAGCGCAGGTACTGCCGATCCCCTCGATCAGAGAAGCTCTATCGGTTGGAAGGCTATCAAGACCGCAGAGATTCTCGTTGAGCCTTATATGATTCGTGTAGAGTGCAAGTCTGCGCTTTCCGATAAGGCAACAGTTAACTAATTAAACGGGGAGGGTAACTCCTCCCCTACAAGAAACAGGAGGCTATTATGGCTGTAAAGAAAGTTAAAATCAAGCTCCCTCTTACAAGAACGGAGAAGGATGACGTGTACGTTTGTGTAAACGGCGAGTCCTTCCTTATTAAGAGAGGCGAGACCGTTGAAGTTCCCGACTACGTTGCAGAGGTGCTTCAGCACAAGGAAGAGATGCTTGCCGAGGCAATGGAGTTTGAGGCTCAGGCTGCGGCAAACGTACAGTAAATAACTAAGGACGGGGGAACATAATATATATGTTTCCCCGTTTATAGAATGGAGGAAATCTTATGACACTTATGGAGGCAATAAGCCGCGTAGACAATATAAAGCCTAACAGATATACGCAGGTGGAGAAAATCAAGTGGCTCTCTACTCTTGATGGAATAGTTAAGGCAGAGATATTTGATACCCACGAGGGCGGTGAGGGTGTAACCTTTGCAGGCTATGATGATGTATCAGCTCTTCTGACTGTACTGCTTGTGCCTGCCCCATATGATGAAATATACATTAGATGGCTTGAGGCACAGATAGACTATGCGAACGGTGAATACGGTAAGTATAACAACAGTATCACTATGTATAACACGGCTTATGATGCTTTTGCGAGGTATTACAACAGAACGCATATGCCTAAAGGAAAGAAATTTAAGTATTTTTAAGGAGGGGCGAGGATGAAATATCCTACACTTGCAGAAATGAATGCATCCCGTGAATGGCTTGACGAATTCAGGGGATATAACCATAACCTCCGAATAGGCGAGGGCGAATTTTACGAGATGACAAACCTCTCCTCGGATAATTATCCTATACTTTCTCCTCGCTCTAAAAGAGGTATATATGCTTCTCCCAACTCTCCCAAGGGTATGGTGGCAAAAGATGCACTTTGCTATATAGATGGAAGCAAGTTTGTAATCAACGAGTACCCGGTAGATATGGGACTTTCGGAAGAAAAGGATGATGAAGGAAAGGTCATCCCAAAGACTTTGATATCAATGGGGGCATATGTAATCATTATGCCCGATAAAAAATATATAAACACGGCAGACCTTACCGACTACGGCCCCATAGAGGCTGCGGTAACTACCTCAGGGCAGGTAAGCTTTGAGCTTTGCAAGGTTGATGGTACAGCTTATGAAAATACAAAGGTGCAGGCTACAGCGCCTGAGATTACAGCGGAGATGGAGGCTGATCCCACAAAAATCCCTCTGTGGTTAGACACATCAAGTAAGCCTCATTCTCTCAAGCAGTATTCAACCTCTTCGGATATGTGGTCTACCATAGGCACTACATATGTCAAGATAAAAGCAACAGGCATAGGAAAGCCTTTTGAGGTAAATGACGGAGTTACTATATCGGGAGTAGAGAGTGAGGCTCTTGCTGACCTTAATGCTTCTATTATCATACTTGCCAAGGGCGATGACTATATCGTAGTTACGGGTATTCTTGACAAGGTTACCACGCAGACAAAACCTCTCACGGTGGAGAGACGTATGCCGGAGATGGACTTTATTGTAGAGAGTGGAAACCGGCTTTGGGGGTGCAGATATGGCCCTCAGGGAGATCAGATAGTCAATGAGATATATGCCTCAAAGCTTGGTGACTTTAAGAATTGGAGCTGTTATCAGGGTATATCCACAGACTCCTATGCTGTTACGCTAGGTACAGACGGACAGTTTACCGGTGCTATCACTCACCTTGGCTATCCTATCTTCTTCAAAGAGAATTTTATGCACAAGGTATACGGTAACTACCCTGCAAACTTTCAGGTGCAGACAACGGCTTGTAGAGGCGTACAGAAGGGGTGCGGTAAGAGCCTTGCAATAGTAAACGAGGTGCTTTACTACAAATCGAGGTCGGGTGTATGTGCTTATGACGGCTCTCTCCCTCGGGAGATATCCGCAGCTCTTGGAGATATGTCCTACAGTAAGGCAGTCGCCGGGCATATAGGCAACAAGTATTACATCTCTATGTGTGACGTGGAGGGTGTGTATCATCTCTTCGTGTATGATACCCTCAAGGGAATGTGGCACAGAGAGGATAATACAGAGGCAATGGACTTCTGTAACTGTCGAGGAGACCTTTATTTTATAGACAGGGCGTATAATCAGATACATACTGTCAAGGGAACAGGAGACTCTCAGGAGACCAAGACGATTAAGTGGGAGGCTGTTACCGGCATTATCGGCACAGATTCTCCCGATAAAAAGTACATCTCAAGACTTGATGTAAGAATGATGCTTGCCGTAGGAACTAGAGTACATTTCTATGTGGAGTATGACTCAAGTGAAGAGTGGAAGCACTTGTTCTCTATGGATGGTGTATCGCTTCAGAGCTTTGCAGTACCTATCAGGCCGCAGAGATGCGACCACCTGAGACTCAAGATCGTGGGCGAGGGTGATGCAAAGATATACTCTATCTGTAAGACTATAGAATGGGGAAGTGATATGTAATGGCTATTGAAATAAGATTACCTAATATCACGGGGGTAAGTGAAAAAGAACAGCTATTACAGCTTAAGAGCTACCTCTATCAGCTTAGTGAGCAGCTACAGTGGGCCTTTGATAACATCAATACCACAGGTGGAACGGGCAACGGGTATGTGGTAAATCAGGCACCGAGAGCTTTTACGGCTTCCTCGGGAGGGGCAAGCAGCTCGGGAGGTGGAATAAACTTTGCCGAGCTGAAGGCTCTCATTATTAAGTCCGCTGATATTGTTGATGCTTACTATGAGGAGATTAACAAGAAGCTTGTGGGACTGTATGTTGCGCAGTCGGATTTTGGAGTATATGCACAGCAGACCGAGGCTAAGATAACTGCTAATTCAAAATCCATCACACAGAACTATACAAATACACAGACTCTTATTACTGATACCAACGAGCGTATTGATGTGACCAACGGCAACGTGGATAGTCTTAACGAAGGCCTTGGAGACGCAACCGGAAGAATCGGTGTCTTGGATGATTCTCTAACAAAAGCTAAGGAAGAAATAAACGAAAACATTCAGGATGTTTCTGAAAGTATTTCCACGGTGGACGGGTTACGAATAGCGGCAGAGGAAGCTCTCAATGGTAGGCTAGAAGATCTGAACACTGACCTTGGGGACCTTAAGAATGCAGTTATTAATGTCACAGCTTACATTAAATCAGGCGAACTCTACACAACCGCTGCAGGTGTTCCCGTGTATGGTATAGAGATTGGACAGCAGGTTGGAGATGTGTTTAATAAGTTTTCACGTTTTACCTCGGAAAAACTTTCATTCTATGATGCCAACAATAACGAGGTAGCATATATAAGCGATAAAAAGCTTTATATCGGTCAGGCCGAGATAACTATAAGCCTTAAGGTTGGTGGCTTTGTAGATTATGTAATGGACGGAGACGTTGTAACAAAGTGGGAAGGAGGTAGCTGATAGTGGCAAGTGGAACAATAACTGGTACTACGAGTAATGAAAATATTGACGTTAAGCTTGAGTGGGAATTCTATTCTCAAGGCTCGGTAATAAATCAGTCATATTTAAATTATGCTAGACTTTACTACAAGCGTAATAATTCAGGCTTTACTACTTACGGAACGGGTACGTTTACAATTTCCATTTACGACCCGGTCAACGATAAGACCCACACTAAAACCGTACAGGCAACCGTAAGCATTACCGAAGACGGGTGGGTAAAAGTTGCAGAGTATAGCGGAGTTTATGTGAAGCACAAGGACAACGGCACAGGAACTGCCACAATTTCTGCAACAGGAAGTGTTTCAGGAACAACACTAACCTCAACCACTCTTTCAAAAACAGTCACCCTTGATACTATTGGAAGGGCGTCTACGATAGACTTGCTCTCTTGCGCTACAAGCTATTTCACGGGTACTCTTACATATAAGTACTCGCCAAAGAGCGGAGAGTTATACAACCGATGCAATATAGCTCTTAACCTTGATGGAGAGTATACCGCAGTAAGGTCTATCAATCTTGGTCAAAAAAATCCTTCTCAGCAGGCAGCCACGGTAACACTTACAAGTGCCGAGCTTGAGGCTATATATAATAAGTTGCCATCGGCTACAACCGGTAAACTTCGCTTTACATTCCGTACTTATTCGGATTCGGGGTATAGTACACAAGTGGGTGAAGCAGGGTATAAGGAGATAAGCCTTACAATTCCCAACGATACGACCACGCAGCCTACGGCTGCTCTGACGGTATCTTCTGTTCACCCTGACGACTTTGCCCCTGCATTTGATGGACTTTATATCAAAGGAAAGTCAAGGGTAAAGGCAACTCTAGCAAGCGGAGAGGGAAAATATGGAGCGACACCAAAATCATACAAGGTAACCATTGGCACTCAAAGTGGTGCGTCTCCGTTAACGTCAGCTTACCTCACTACACCGGGAGAGCTGACTATCAAGGGTACGGTAACCGACTCAAGAGGATATTCGAGGACCTATACAAAGAAAATCACGGTTATAGACTACAGTTCACCTCGAATCATTCCTGCAAGTGGATGGGATAATGTAATAGCGGCAAGATGCAATTCTGCCGGAGTGTTGGACAGTAACGGTACAAACCTTCGAATTGTGGCGAAGAGAAGCTATAGTAAGGTTATGGTATCGGGAGCGCAGAAAAACCACTGTAAAATACAGTATAGGTACAAGACAGAAGGCGGATCGTACTCATCTTGGGTAGATATACGCTTAGGGGCGGAGACGAGCGATGAGGTTTCAACCGTAGCCTCGGGCGTGACGTTAGAATCCACCAAAACCTACGCTGTGCAGATAAGGGCAGTAGATGATATTGGAGACGCAGGCTTAACGACCATTACCATATCTTCACAAAAGGTTTATATGCACAAAGCAGGAAGCCTGAATTCTCTTGGTATCGGTAAATACGCTGAGGAAGAAAATACCGTAGATATTGACGAGGATATTACTGTTAAGGTCAGGGGGGGGCTAAAACTAGGAGAAAACGGATTTGAAGTGGCAGACTTTATCTGTGAGGATACTATTTTAGGCTCTTGGAGATGTCGCAAGTGGAATAGCGGAGTAGTAGAGGCTTACGGCTCTGTGTCGGTTACTGTATATCCCGAGGGTGAGTACGGTAGTCTGTACTATGAAGCGGTTGATGTTGAACTTCCTTCAGGTGTATTTGCGGCAACGCCATATATACAAATACAAACCCTTTGTTCGTATGGTCTGTTTGCGGCGCATTTAAGAACTCTCTCTAAATCGGCAATCAATATATTCATTTCCAATTCTAACATCGACAGTAGAGGCGAATTGGAGGTTACCTTGTTCATTTATGCTTTCGGCAAATGGAAGTAACATATTATTACAGGAGGAAATAAAGAATAATGGCTAATTTGAAAATAGGCTCAAAAGGTAGTTCTGTAAAGCAGCTACAGAATCTACTCAACCAAAGAGGCTATAATCTGACTGCGGATGGCGTTTACGGCTCTAACACGATGGCCGCAGTAAAGGACTTTCAGAAGAGAAATGGACTTGCTGTAGATGGTGTTGCCGGTGAACTCACGCTGGGATCTCTCACGGGGGGGAAGGGCAACGATGCAACGGCTGACAAAGGCTTTAGTTATAAGGACTTCACCTATGATGACTTTAAAGAGCCTGCGGATTTTAAATACGATGATTTCTCCTATGACGAATACAAGGAGAGCGATACCGTAAAGGGGGCGCAGAATGCCCTTAATGCTCATCTTGCGAATAAGCCTGCTGAGTATAAGTCGCAGTGGCAGTCTCAGCTTGATACGCTGATGGGGCAGATAATGAATAGAGACAAATTCTCCTATGATCTCAATGGAGATGTTCTCTATCAGCAGTACAAAGACAAGTATATTCAGCAGGGTAAGCTTGCTATGGCAGATACTATGGGTCAGGCTGCGGCTATGACGGGAGGCTATGGCAGCTCTTATGCGCAGAGTGTAGGTCAGCAGGCATATCAGGGTCAACTCGATAATCTTAATGACGTTGTTCCTGAGCTTTATGCAATGGCTCTCGACAAGTATAACAGAGAGGGGC